CTCTGTCATAGGTCTCATAGCGTTTGGCTTCAGCCTTTTGGTGTTCCTCACAGAACCTTCCGTCAGTAAGCCGTGGGCAGCCGGGAAAAGAGCAAGGACGCTTCGGTTTCTTCGGCACTTCATTCACCTCCAATCGGGCATAAGAAAAGCCTCGCAGGAGAGGGGTGCTCCTACAAGGCTTATCGTGTATGCTTTTTTGCTATTATAATAATACCATAAGAACAAGGTGAACTTCTATGGCTTTTCGTGGCTTGTTATTTAAGCCGACTTATCAAGCAATGCTTGTACCTCATCTAAAGCTCTGCCGTGCAAACGATGAAGCCACCTTATGTCATAGCTCATAGTTGCTGCAATCTGCTCCCAAGAAAAGAAGCACAAATAACGCTTTTCCAAGATAGTTTGAAACTCCACATTTTGAATGCCCTTTATTGTCTTGGTTATTTCCTGTTTTGTGTCTACCAAATCGTCAATGTCCTGATTTATTTCTTCCTGCAAAGCTATTATTTTTACAACTGCATCTGCCATTGTAGAGGTGCTTTTGCTTGGGGAATGTGGCATCCCTGTCAAAACAGATGTTGCTTTTGTAGCAAGAAGGTTCAAGGATTCCAACTGTTCAAGTTTTGAGTTTATACGCATATCAAGGTATTTTGCTTGTGATAAATATTCCTTTGCATTCATCTGCTTTTTTCCTCCTTTAGCTTTGATATAAGGATTTCGCAGTTCAAATTGGTCAGTACCTTAAACCAATCCGAACGAAAAAATCGAATTATATGTGCCTTTGTACTGTTGCATTCCGTTCGCCTGTAATCTTTCACCGCTTGTAGGATAATAGCTTGAGCCAAGTTTTCATAACAATCCATATTACTTGTCATTTGTCATCATCCTTTCTGCCTGCTTACGAAGCATACGATTTTTCTTGCGTTGCTTTTTTCGCCTTTCGTGGCGTTCCTTTCTTTTTTCTTCTGTGCGAATTTTTCCAATTGCTGCACTTGCTGTTGGGTCGGGATAACCTTCACCGTTTCTGCCGTAAAATGCCATAAGTTTTATCCCTCCATTTCGTTGACCTCGATATAAATTCCGCAAGGTTCGTCCGACCATCGCTTTTCAACGATTTCACGGACTACTTGTGCATCGTCCTTCCAAAACTTGCATTGGGTCATACAATCCTTGAGCATCTTTTGAAGGTTATCAGTATCGGGTCGTGTAATTCGCCACTCTCCGTTTTTATGACTTTTGCCTTTTGGAAAAAGCCATAATACCCGGAGCGAGATTGCACCCGTCATCGGTTTTTGCGGTTTATGTACCGAAAGATGAGCAAGAAGAGCATTCTTTGCTTCCTTAACCGCAGGCGGGTCATAAAATATCGGTTTATTCTTAACCACCCGTACTTGCTTTTCTTGTGCTGTAGCAGTAGGTGGATTCATTGATATAAAAAATTCCATAATTTCCTCCAATCCGTCGGAAAACCTTTAACTCAACGTTTCGTAGTGTGGAAAGGCAACGCTTTCAGCCTTTCCCACACTCGTGAACGCACGGAACGGAAGTGACTATATACAATAGGTTTTCCGTTCACGGAAGAAAACTGCGATTTTGCAGATTTCCGTTTCTATGAGCTTTCGTGCTTTCCGACAGTTCCGTTTTTCGTCCAATAAATATCTTTTGCTTCCTTAAGTCTGTCCCTTATACAGCGTTCAGTAACACCCAAATATTCTGCCATTGCCGTTATCGTTACGGGTTGCATAAAAGAGCAGGCTTGAAAAGCTGTATCAAGGGAGTCTCTGCGTTCTTCAGCGGTAGTGCATTTCTTGTTCTTTGCACGTGCTGCCTCAATGCTACCTTCCGTATAAGCTGTATCAAGATTTCCGTGTGTATCAATTCGATGTATAGGATATTCAAACCAGAAGTTGACAGGCTTGAAGTTCTCGAACTCACGGAGGCTGCACTCTAAACGCCAAGCGGTGGAATTGCCATCACGAAGGGTGTTCATTTGATTTTCCGAAAGCTCAAGCTGAATCATATCAAGTTGTGCGTCCGGGTCTCTTGCAAACACACCTGAACCGCTTGCTCTGTCCATTGCTTTCTTTGCACCTTGAGCGCCCTTTGAGTGATGATGACAATAAATTGTCGCACAGCCTGTCTCGGTACAAATCTTGTCAAACTGATTACAGAATGAAGCCATATCCGATGCGTTGTTTTCATCCCCGGTTATAACCTTGTATATGGGGTCAACAATAATTGCATCATAGTGCTGGTCACGAACTCTGCGGATGAGCTTCGGGACAAGTTTGTCGAGAGGAACTGCATGACCACGAAGATTCCAAATCACGATGTTTTCCATATTCTGCTTTTTAATGCCGAGAGCATCGTAAATCTTCATAAAACGCATAATGCAGGAAGCGGGGTCTATCTCAAGGTTCACATACAGAACTCTGCCTTTTTTACAAGGGAAACCAAGCCACGGCTTTCCCTCTGCAATCGCAATGCAAAGCTCCATAAGCAAGAAACTTTTACCCGCCTTTGACGAGCCGGATATAAGCATCTTGTGTCCGCAGCGAAGCACACCTTTTATAAGTTCTTCGGGGAGCTTTGGTAAATTATCTTTGAAGTCATCAAGCGAAACAAGACCCGGTAGTTCATCCGATACACCCTCGGCAAAGTCAAGCCAGTCAACCCAAGACTTCCTGCCGATATTTGTTGCTACCAAATACTGCGGATTTCCGTTTCTTGTTGCTCCCGGCATACGAGAAAGTCGAGAGGGGTTTCGGTTCTGCTTGTCAACTACAACTCCGTTTTTTTCCAAAAAGTCATACAGAAACTCTACACGCTTTCGGTACTCGTTATAGTCCTCGGCATCAACCTTCACGATTGCATGAAGGGATTTACCACCACTATGTACCAGACAAGCAATGGGAAGCTCTAATTTGCGATACATTGCATCTTGGTCTGCAATCGGCATTGAGTCCGATTCCACAAGAGCGTACTTGAATTTTGTAATATTATCGTTTTTGACACCCTCGCCATCTACGGGATTAAAGCGAATCCATGCTCCGCAGTCCTTTTTCCAATCACCGATTGTTGCACCCAAATCGTCCGGGTGCTTTTTTAGTGAAGCGATAAGGTCTCCGGCGGTGCGATTATATACACCTTTCTTGGGAAGCCATCTGCCTTCATTGTCTTGCCACACATCCGTTGTGACATAACCAACAAAGTCATCTTTATCAAACAAGGTTTCAAGATAAGTTAAAAGCTGTGAGGTGGCTGGCTCGGTCTGTGAAGAAATGTAAGGAGTGAAACCATCTCCATCTTCTAAAATGGTATCGTTCCAATCCATAATCCCGTCCTCGTTTCGGTAGACCCAGCCACGGTCTTTTGCCATCTGCACAATTGTTCCTGCTTTTACAGGCATTGCAACAGAACTGAAGGTGCGCCACTTTCGTTCACACTCACCGGGATGGTATCTTTTATCGTTTCTGCTCCAAGCCTCCCAAACCGAGCAGTCAAATCCCTCGGAGTGAAGAGCCATACCCACAGAAACCCATTCTTGGTATGAAAGCGATGCCACATCTATGGCTTCAAGTGCTGCTAATATAGTTTTCATTTATGAGCCTCCCGTCTATGGTCTGTATGTGTGAACTGTTATTCCGTGCGGAACTCGCCATCCGTTCATGGCAAGTCTTGATATCATCTTTCCGGCATCCTCAAAAAGCCAAGTGCCAACCTGCCTGAACCCATAACGCTCAAGGCAGCGGATTTGCTTCGGTGTAGCAAGACCTTCATCCTGTCGTCTTTTAAGTCTGTCAATGAGAAGAGAGGCTTTGCCCATATTCTCAACACTCTCCGAGAAAATGCCACGCTTTTCAAGAAACTCCAATTGCTTTTCAGAAGGCGGTGCCATTTCCCAAGCAAAGGTGGGAACATAGCCGATAAGGTCTTCTGCTGCAATGGAAAGAGCATATTGAAGTGGGTCGACAAGCTGTCTTTTGCGTTTTCTCATTTCAGCGAGCTGTTTTGCAAGTGCCGATTCACGCTCGGCAAGGATATCTCTCTCGGCTTGTTCTTCAGCTTCAATAAGGTCAACACCATCTTCGCTGTCTTTCATTTTTTCATTTATTTTGTTTGCTATTTCTGCGTCTTTGCTTATAAGTGCAGAAGGTCTGCACAAATCGTGTCTTGAAGTAAGCCACAAAAAATCTAATAAAAGCAGATTTTCCTTGCCGGGGTGAAGTCTCATCCCACGCCCAACCATCTGCTGATAAAGACCTCGCATTTTGGTAGGACGAAGGATTACAACACAATCAACGGAAGGACAATCCCAACCTTCGGTGAGGAGCATAGAATTGCAAAGCACATCGTATTTACCATTTTCAAAATCCTGCAAAATTTCAGCTCTGTCATCGCTGTTTCCGTTTACTTCCACAGCGTTCATCCCATAGTTTTTCAGAATCTCGCAAAATTTCTGTGCCGTAGAAATAAGAGGTAAAAACACCACTGTCTTTCTGCCTTCACAGTAGTGCGACATCTCTCTTGCAATCTGCTCCAAGAAAGGCTCAAGTGCAAATCCTATATCACCAACACTAAAATCACCGCCGGAGATAGAAACATCATTGATGTCAAGCTCAAGCGGAATCATCTGTGCCTTGATTGGGCAGAGGTATTTTTCACGAATGGCACGTGTCATTGTGTATTCATAAGCACGGCTGTCAAAATATTCACCGAGGTTTTTCATATCACCACGGTCTGGGGTTGCTGTAACTCCGAGAACATTCGCTGCCGAAAAATGGTCTAATACCTTGCGGTAACTGTCCGATAAACAATGATGTGCCTCATCAACGATGATGTCGGAAAAGTAATCTGCCGGGAACTTTGCAAGACGCTTCTCTTGTGCGAGAGACTGAACCGAGCCTATGGTAACCGGGAGAGAGCTTCCAAGAGATGTGCTTTCCGCTTTTTCAAGAACGCTGTCAAGTCCTGTTGCGGATTTGAGTTTGTCAGCGGCTTGGGTTAAAAGCTCACCTCTGTGAGCCATAATCAAAACTCGCCGACCTTTATTTACTTGTTCTTCAGCAACTTTGGCGAATACAACAGTTTTTCCGCACCCGGTTGGGAGCACCAACAAAGTGCGTTGGTGCCCCGTTTCCCATTCGTGCAGAATTGCATCCTTCGCCTCAGCCTGATAAGGTCTGAGTTTCATCATTGGACACAACCTCCTTAATTAAAAGGGAGTTCATCATCGTCCGTGATTTCTGTCCAATTTGTATCGTTTGCGAAGAAACTCTCGTCATAGTCATAGAAAGTAACAACATCATTTGTTTCTCTTTCTTCGCCATCACGATTGGTATAGGTACGGGGTTTGAACTTTGCTCGTCCCTTTGAACCGAGAACCTTGTTCCAGTCCATAACAAGTCTTTCTCCGTGCTTCTTCTGACCGATGCAGCGGAAAAACTGTGAAATTCTCCATTCAAGAGTTCTGAAAAGAATAAGGTCAAACTTTACTGTTGCTCTTTTGCCATCTTCGGTTATAACAGCAAGTGTGAGAGTTGCCTTGTTGCAAGCGGGGATTTTTGCCGAACCGGGGTATCTGCCACGCTCAAATTCCACAACCTCAAAGTTGTAGTCACCTTCTTCCAAAATGACGAACTCCTGACCATCGTTTTCAATGGCGTCGTTCCAATCCATACACATATTTGCCTGTTCGTTATACATTATCGTTACCTCCGTTTTCATCATTTCTATTTGTTAAAATCATATTTTTTATCTGCTCCCAATACTTCATAATCCAGCCGTTGATAAAGTCCGGCTTGTATTCCGTAATAGGAGTAGAAGCATCAATCTTTGTCTTTTCGCCGACAACCTTCTGCAACTCCGCTGCGGTGATGCCTTCATCCGAAAGCATAAGGAGTAATTTTTGGGTTGCATCTTCTGTTGTAATAGCAACATCATCACCGAAAATATGAGCAATATTGCTATACTCCAAGTCCATAACATCAGGCAGTCCGTGTCTGTTCTTGGCATCCCAACAAGGATGGTGGCTTGAATAAATAACACGCTTTCCGCCTTGTACTTTTGCCGACTTGTTTTCGGATGCGACAACAAATGTCTGGTAGTTAAGGAAGAGGAGCATATCACACCATTCCTTAAACAGCGGTGCGACCTGCTTTGACAGTTTCATTTCCCAACGGTCATATGCACCCATTTCATCCGGCTGTTCAAATTTACGCATCTTTGCGTGTGCGGTTACTACCACATTCACACCCGATGCGATAATCTTGTCGAGAACAGCGAAAAAGGACATAAATTCTTCTGCAAGGTATGTATAACCTTTGCCGTAGCCGAACTCTTCAAGTCCAGTCTTTTTGTACTTTGTGCAAATGTGAGAGATAGCAAGTTGCTCCGCCCAATCCGCTGTGTCTATAACAAGGGATTCACAGAGGTTCTTTGTTATAGCAACCTCGTTCAGAACCGCAATCAGCTCATCCCAAGTCTGCGGTTTTTCAATTCTGCGGACATCCATATGGGAAGTTCCGCCTTCGGTATCAATGAAGAGTGGGTTCGGAAATCTCGCTGCAAAGGTACTTTTGCCGATACCTTCGCTTCCGTACAGCACCACCTTCTGTGCTCTTTTTATTTTTCCGTCTGTAATTTTTAGCATTTTACAAATCCTCCTTATCTCAAACTACAGGAATAATCCTGTACCAATTCCACACCGGGAACTTCGCTTCCGGCTGTGAGTAAACGCTTAATTTCTGTCTTGCTGATTTCCGGGGCAGGAATGCGGTAGCACTCCTTGTGTCCGTTCTCATCAAGCCAAGCAACAGCTGTGTCAAGATCGGATACTTCAACTCGTGCTGTTTTTCTGTAGCAGAAAGTGGCAACACCGCAGTCGGTTTTCTGTCCTGCACATTCTCTGTCGAGGATTTGCATAATCTTTTCAGTTTTGCGTTCAAGTGTGCCTCGTCTTTCACGAAGTCTGCGTTCTTCTTCCTTGATGGATTCAATAGAAGCCTTGTTGTTGAGAACGATTTTTGCAAGGTACTCAAGGATACGGCTTCGTTCCATTTGCAATGCAGAAAGTTCATCCATAAGGGCATCGTCACCGATGATTTCACCTGTTTCCGGGTCAACCATTCTTTCAAAGATGTCTTCGATGGCTTGGTTTACTTCATACAGTTTCATAAGTTTCACCTCCCGGCACTTCATTAATTGACAGCTGTTCCACGCTGTCACCGGGAACGAGAATTGTGAGCTTGGTAGGTGAACCGAGCAAGAACCTCAAAACACGCTCCCTTACCGAAATACTGCGGCAACTGACTATGCCACCATACTTCGGCTTTTTTGAAACACTAATCTGTAAGTTGTGCTTCATACGATACCTTCTTTCCGAAAGGCTGATTTTGTGTGCCTTTCGGTATACCGACATTTAGAAGCGGATTTGGCGGGGTGTTTTATAAAAATTTTTTAAGTTTTTTTCTCGCAGCCTCAATCGACTCCTCAATAGCACTATGATGCTTGCCTTCTTCTCGTGCAATTTCCCGTATGCTTTTTCCTTCTGCCAATTTGCAGAGGCGTTCCAATTGCAAAACAGTAATGTGTTCAAGAGCTTCTGTCAGTTTCTTGTTTTCAATCTTTGACAGCAGTTCGGTTTCGGGAGTTGTGTTGTCGGCATATTCCATACCCTCATATTCGATAGCATCCATCGAATAACAATGCCGTTCTTCCATGCGGTCACGATTCTTTTCTTTTCTGCGTGAATCAAGAATGATTGTGCCGATTTCATCGTTTACTTCAACTTCTGTGGTTTCGCCTGTTGCAAATGCGTACTTAATTTTCATATTTTTCTGTTCCTTTCTCTTCGGGTAGAGCAGAAACAGAGAGCTACAGGCATAAAAAAATAGCCGAAGTAAAGCATTGTTTTTGCTCTACTCCGGCTATTTGGTCACTCGTTTATAAGCGGTGCCGTTGCTCGGTAGTTAGATTCTATTGTCAACCGATATGTTAACTATGTTTTTGCAATGAGGGCATTTGAGTTGAACCTCAACGCTCCCTGTGGGAGCAGACTGAACATCAAAGACCCGTTTCTTACAGTTTGGACATTTTACCATTTTTGCTTTTGTACTTACCTTGTTCAATTCAATACCTCCTAACGATACATCATCCCCGGCATCGTTATCTCGTGGGAGCTGTGATTCGGCATTTTCAAATCACCCATAAGCGAAGCGGAAAAAACAGAGTTCTTTCCGAAACGGCGGCGGATTTCCTCGATGGTATTGTCGATAGTCTCTCTACGCTGTCGTTTTTCGTGGTCTGTGAAAAGGTCGAGCTGTACTGCCATATTCTTGTCTTTAAGGTTGATAGCTCGTACAGTAACTGCCCTGACGGGGACATTCCATTTGTAGTTTCTTCTAAATAGGTTATGTGCTGCTTGAGCTATTTCCATAGGACTTTGGGTCGGAAGTCCCATCTGACATTGAAACTGCTTGTACTGTAGGTCATTGCTTTTGACCGTAATTTGCACACCATTTGCGGTCAAGTTATGGATACGCAGTTTGTGTCCGAGGTCTTGGCATAGCTCAAGCATCACACGCCATATCTCCGTGTCGTTTTCAAGGTCTGCTGTGCAGGTGATTCCGTGACCGATTGTCTTGATAGGTGAAACAAAATCCTTCTGCATCACACGGGAAGCATCCGTGCCGTTGGCATAGTGCCATAAACTGACACCATTTACTCCGAACCAACTCTTGAGGATTTGTGGAGTCAAGGCTGCAAGCTGACCTATAGTGTGTATGCCGTACCTTTCGAGCTTGGCGGTTGTTGCTCTGCCGACATACAAAAGTTCCGAAGCCGGGAGTGTCCACACCTTGCTTTCTACATCCGCTTCCGAAATGACAGTCACCGCATCCGGCTTTTTCATATCCGAGCCGAGCTTGGCAAATATCTTATTATA